AATAGTGGTAGAACCAGTCACACCATACGCAATGTCTGCTGCCAATGCAGCTGTTAGGGTTTCATTTAAACTTGTATCATACTGTGTGGTGTCAGTAATTCTTGCCACATATAAAATCTTTACTGTCTCAGCATCAGTTAATATTTTTCTGCCTTCGACTTTAAAATCTACGTCATCTTGCATTTGAAAAGTTTTTAATACTCGAATACAATCTGCTGGTAAGGTGTATTGATATGAATATTCATATTCAGGGGTAGCAGTGTCTGCTGGTAGGGTTGCTCGTTTTAATAAACAATTCCACGGATGCTCACGAAATACACGATCTCGAACCATCTCATATCTTTGATTTAACATTCTTGCGTTCTTGCTGTCATCAGACAGACTTACAATAGTGGATGCTCCAATTTGATTTAAAGCTCCATTACAAATATCTACTTGTGAGGTCATATAAAATATCTCTTAGTTTGTATAAGGGCAGCCATAAGACTGCCCCTATATTTTTTAGTGCTTAGTTAACAACGTAAAGGATGTTGAACGACATATCACCAGCAGTACCACCAGCAGCTTGCATAGTTGCAGCCACATAATAATATCCACCTGGATCTGTAGTATCTCCAGCCAATTCGTGAAGTTTTTGCCCAGCAGTATTGATGTTAGCAGCTTCAAAACGAACATCTGTCATTGCACCAGCATCGGCTACTGCCGTTGCAAATACATCTTCGTCTTTTACTACTCCAGCAGAAGTGTAGATTCCAAGATTGAAAGTACACGATCCGCCAAATGTATCTGAACCAATAAATAGTTGAGATACAACAGCATTACTAGGGATAGGAGCCAGCATAACAATATCATTGTCACCACTGTCACCAGCCGCAAGTGCAATAGTACCCTGTGCTACACGAACAACTCCGTGTAAAAGAGCAGCACTATTTGCCACCTGAGGAGCAGCTTCAAAGTTAGCTACTAAGTCTGAGTTTTTAGTACCCATAATTATATTCTCCTATTTCTATTCGTTACACGGAATTTGGAAAACTTTGTTTTCTTCCATTCTCACAGCACCTATGTCCATGCAAGTATAAACTTGCGTAGCATAAGATTTGTCAGCACGCACATCGATTTTAGCAGTGATGTCTTTACCAATGCCAAGTTTAAGTGCGTCTTGAGAGAAAGCAAAAGCTAGTCTGTCATCCGTATTTGTTGCGTCAAAGTTTAGTCTGTTAGACAAGATAAATTTGAAACCCATGAAGGTATCAATGTCACCTTGTACAAGTGCTTTAACGGTGTTGAAGTCTGATGAAGTTACTTGAGTTGTACCAAGTAAATCAGACATTTGTGTTGCCCCAGCTACAATGTATTTAGGGATAGAAGGATCAACGTCATTTAAATCAAAGAACTTCTTAGCTGCAATTAGTTTTGCAATAGTTAGTCCGTCTGATTGGTCAGATGTTGCAAACTTAGATGCAGAAGGTAATGCAACCGCAGTTGCTCCAGCTACTCCAGCTTGTGCTGATCCTTGTAAAGCAGAAATGATAACATCATCCATAGCTCTGCCCATGGCTGCCGCAGCAGCTTTAGCATAACTTGAAGTTGGATCTATTAACATTCTTACTTTGTCTTGATCGTCAATTAAATCTGCCCATTCGTAAGAGGACAAACTTAATCTTCTTCTTGAGTGTGGTGTGTCGATTTGTGGGGTATCGGCATGTCTTGATGTTCTTTGCACAGCAGCTGTTACACCAACTTGGTCAAAGAATCCGTTTTTACCCACGATATTTTCTACATCCACAGCTGCACGCAAACGGCTTCCCATTTGTTGTGCTAGCATACTTACATTTGACGAATATTGTTCGACAAACGCAGTTGTGATTTCTGAACTCATAATTAAGTCCTTTCGTGTTTAAGTTAAGGTTAAATTTTCAGCCAATTATCTCAAGTTGAGGTTGTCTTGCATTTAACACCTGGTAGGTGATAGTCTGTCCTATTGTCTTTTGGAGCTGGTAAACCAGTTATTCCAAATCTTGTTAGCCTGAGATCATTGATCTCAAAGCCAAAACTTTTTGCACCGTTGCATCGTGTTGAGGGTCCATCTTATTCCAGTATGCACTGTTCGGTGATGTTAAGTCATTAATTTGTTGTTGGAAGTTGCCACCTGAAGCTGCCGATTGTTTATCACCGACTAACGTATCTTCAGACACAACACTTGCCATTTTTGCCAAGCCTTTAATCAACGTAGGATTATCTCCAAGTTGTGAGCCATCTGCTAATTGTAAGCCATATATTTCTTCACCGAAAAATTGTTTACCAATATTTGAGGCTTGACTAAGATTAGCTTCATAACTGCCACCCCATTCTTCACGGAGTTCTCGTTGGCTTTGTTCTTGCACTAACACAGAGTTGTTAGCCATATCAGTCATAGATTGCGTTGATATATTATTATAATAATCTAACAAACCTTGAGCTTGAGCTGGTGATAGTCCATGTTTGTGAGCTGTTTCTTTAAAACTACTCATTAGTTGTGCATCAACTTCTTCACCTTCACCTAGTTCGGCTGTAAGTTCGTAAGCATCTGGAGCTGATGGTCGACCTAATTTATCGTAGATGTCACTCCATTCATCTTCAGTAGTATTTGCTCCTGGCACTACCATCTTATCTTTGCCAATCATTTGTTCGGCATTGATATAGCTTTTAGCTAATGTTGATATGTCACTAAATTTACCTAGTGACTCGTTGCTTTTTAAATCGTCTGGTAATGCATCTCTCCAACTAGCTTCCGTAGTAGTAGTTGGTTCTATAGTTGCAGTAGTTTCAGACGGTTGACTTTGCTGTTCGACTTCCGTTACCTGATCTTCTGACATAGTTGTCTCCTTATGTTATGATTAAATAAATTAAGATTAATGCAATAACTATAGTTATGGTTTTCCATTTAGCTTTTAATGCCATCCATAGTTCTCGTGCTTTTTTTAATAATTCTAAAAGTTCCATTATATTTTCCTATTCAACATGTTGGTTATAAATAATATTGCTGCTCGTTGACCTTCCATAAAAGCTGACTCATGTGAATCCCCTTTAACATTAGTGGTCGTAAATAAATGACAGCGTTTTTGTAAGTCTTGCAATACTTTTGCACCTGACTTACTTTCAAAAGTTAGTTTATAATCTTTTACTAACTCATTTAGTCTTTCTTGATTTTCTTGTTGGTCCTGATTTTGTTGCTCATCAGCCATAGTTTTCTCCTTTGGTTTTATTTAACAGCTTTCACCATTGGAGCTGCTGCACCAGCCGCTTGGGCTTGTTGCATTAACTCTTGTTGTTGGGCTGCTTGTTGTTCTGCTTGTTGTCGTTCTTCTCTGACTTTTTGTACTTCAGCATCAGATTTCATAATCTTAGCTGGTAGTCCTAGAACATTTTGTACATACTTAGCTAAACCGTCAGAGTCTAGATAATCAAGCACTGGAGCAAATTGTGACATAGCTCCAAAGATCTCAATGCCACGCATAACGGAATTAAGATCACTTGATTTTTGTGCTTTAGCTAATGGACTAACATATTCTATTTCTACATTTTGCTCTGCTAAAATTTGTGGAGCTGGTCTGAATACGCCTTGTCGTTCTAAGATATTATACACTCGTTCAATTAACGGTTGTAATAGTTCTGATTGCAATCGACCTAACACTGGTCCAAGCAATCTCATTTTTTCTTCATTACGTTGCAACACTTCAGTAGCAGTCATGTTGCCACCTTGAGAGGTTAACAGTTGATCCACATAAAAAGTTTTTTGTACTGCCAACTGCCGATCTTGAATCATATTAATCGTGATTGGATTGTTAGCTCCAATGTTTAATGGTTCAATTCGATCACGACTACCTGAACGATAGAAGTTTAAACCACCAGGTACAGTTCTAATCGGCAACATAAAGCCATCATCTGGAACCATTAACGGTGGATCGATTTGTTTCTGTCCAGCTTTGATTGCTACTTCTGACATTTTGTTAAGCATTTTAACATCAGGCAATGCGTTCATAGCTGGTGAACGACCATAAATTTCATAACTAGCTTTTAAATATCTGGGTACAACGTATGGAAACTCACGGAAACCTGATTCATTAATCATATGAACATCATCAGGATCTATATAACATGACTTAAATGGCATGTTAGCAGCATCTTCTTTGGATGCATCATAAGTATCTCTAGGTGTTACGACATGCAATAAACTTACATCGGCATCAATATCTTTTTTAAATTTATTAAAGATACTTGAGCCAACATTAGCTTCACCAAATAGATTAACCGCAGCTCTAGCACTTATAGTAAAATGTCTAAAGACTGTATCAACTTGACCTTTTTCATTCTCAGCAATAAATATTTCTTTGATGTGCCGAGTAT